GAAAAGAATATGACAATTATCATTCTTCTTCTAAACAAAAGAAGAACAGAGCAGGAAGAAATTTAGCTAGAAGAATGATGAAAAATAGAGTTGGCATTAAAGGTAAAGATGTACACCATAAAGATGGCAACCCTAGAAATAATTCTAGAAGTAATTTAGCAGTCACATCTAAAAAATATAACAGGTCAAGAAATGCTTAATTTTATATTACCTTTATTTAAAAATCCACTTGCTAAAATAGTAGTAGACAAGACTGTCGGTGCTATTCAGCATAAAATGGAAAAAGACAAAATAATTAGAGCAAAAGAAATAGAAGCAGAAAAAACAGTTTCAGTAGAACAAGTAAGACAACAAGAACATTCAATTAAAGATGAAATATTAACTATTCTTATAAGTGGTATTTTTATTTTTACTTTTCTACCATTTTCACAACCATACATGATGAAAGGTTTTGAAATCTTAAAGTCAGCACCTACTGAATTTTGGTGGGCAGTTCTAATTGTATTTTCAGGAAGTTTTGGAATGTCTACTATTAAAAATATAAAGGGGAAAAAATAATGAAATCATTATCGCAAAAATTAAGAAGTAAAAAATTAAAAACTAAATCAAAAAAGAAGAAAAAATATAAAGGAAAATATTAATGTCGTTGGTAAGGAATATTAACAGAAGAAAAAAACTTGGTATTTCAAGAAGTAAGAAAAAATCCACTATTTCAGATAAAGCATATAGAGATATGAAAAATAAGTGGAAAAAGAAATAGTGAGTGGCAAAAAAGAAAAACAACCTACTTTCTAAAGAAGAACACGAAAGCAGAAGTAGATTTAAGAAAACTTCTATATCAACAAATCCATCAAGAATTAAATGGTCTTCAATGAATAAACACAAAAGAAGACAACACAAAAAATGAAAGTAGTAGCTTTATACTTAATATTGTGCAGTGCTGTAGGAAATCAGTGCCTAGAGCCACACAGATTTAATACCTACGATAGTCATTATGATTGTATGATTGCAGGTAATACTGAAAGTATAAACAAAATTGAAAGCATGGGTGCAGAAGTAATAAACAATAGTAAAATCTATATTAAATTTATTTGTGCAGAAGAAGAAGCAGAAAAAATTAATTTATAATCACCATCTCTCATAAGAGAGGTGACTTATTAAAATTCAGATGATTGCCTGTTACGACAGAGAACTCTCTAAATTGAAAAGTAGATAAGGTGTTAAACTAACAATAACAACAATAAGAGGAGACAATAAAATGTCAAACGCAACACCATCAAGACTGGGTCTAGTCAATGCGACTGGAACTGGTGTAAATGACCTCTTTTTAAAGTTATATTCTGGCGAAGTTCTAGCATCTTTTCAAAGAGAAAATAGAATGTTAGGAATGACTAATGTCAGAACTATAGCTAATGGAAAGAGTGCATCTTTCCCAGTGACAGGCAGAACAACTGCTTCGTATCACTCGGTAGGTGCTGAAATAACAGGAGACGCAATCAAACATAATGAGAAAATAATCAATATAGATGATATGCTTCTTTCAAGCTCATTTGTGGCAGAGCTAGATGAATTAAAATTGCACTATGATGTGCGTTCAATCTATGCTTCCGAAATGGGACAAGCATTAGCAAAAACTGTAGACCAAAACTTACTTCAGTTAGCTGTATTAGGTGCAAACGCATCTACTACAATTACTGGGCAAGATGGTGGTACAGTCATAACTGATGCTGACGCAAACACAAACGCAACATCTTTAATTGCATCTATCTTTGAATGTATTCAAAAATTAGATGAAAAAGATGTGCCTACAACTGACAGATACATTGTTGTATCGCCTGATATTTATTATCAGTTAGCGAACAATGATAAACTGTTAAACAGAGACTTTTCAACACTTAATGGTGATTTTGGAAAAGGAACTGTAGTATCAATCGGTGGAGTTCCAGTAATTAAATCTAACACTGCTGTTAGTGCTTTTGCTGACAACTCAACTCAGGCAACTGGTACAAACAACACTTACCACATAGACGCAAGTAACTATGTAGCTGTTTGTTTCCATAAGTCTGCGATTGGAACTGTGAAACTAAAAGACCTTGTAGTTGAAACAACTTATGATGCAAGAAGATTAGGTTCGCTGATTACAGGAAGAATGGCGATAGGAAGTTCAATCCTAAGACCAGAAAGTTGCACAGCAATTAAAACTTCGTAATATTTAATTACGACATTGTACTGGCGAGGGTCAAACTTCGCCAGTGCTTTAATTATAGGAGATAATTTATGATGTGTTGGTTTTGTAAATTAAGAAAAATAATACAGAGAAAAATAAAAGAATTTTGGGATAGTTTTTTACCATAATGACAATACAAACTAGAACAACTGAGCTTGAAAGTGTAAATACTATACTTTCTACCATAGGGGAAAGTCCATTAAACACTTTAAGTGGTTCATTACCTGTTGATGGTACAATGGCAAAAAATGTTCTAAACGAAATTAATAGAGAAGTGCAATCAATGGGTTGGCACTTTAATACTCATAATAAAGCAACATTAAGTAAAGACACTAATGGTAAAATTCCTTTAGCTACTAATGTATTAAGAGTAGAATTAAACCCTAACAGATTTTCTAAATCAGATTTTGATATAGTACAAAGAGATAACTATTTATATAATTTAGCTAAAAATACAGATGTATTTACACAAGACTTTGATGAAGTAACTCTTATATATTTATTAGATTTTGCAGATATACCTGAACAAGCTAAAAGATATATAACAGTAAGAAGTGCAAGAGTATTCCACGATAGAACACTTGGTGCAAATACTTTACATAAATTTTCATTAGAAGATGAACAGAAATCATTTGCAGTATTAAAACAAGCTGAAAGTCAAACTGGCGACTACACTGTATTTGATAGTCCTGAACAAGCATATACAGTAAGTAGAAACAAAGTACATTGGTGGTACTAAATGCCATTAGTAAATAGAACTATTCCAAATTTAGTACAGGGAGTTTCGCAACAACCAGAAGTATTAAGATTACCTTCACAAGCAACAACACAAGAAAATGGTTATAGTTCTGTTGTAGAAGGATTAAAAAAAAGACCACCAACTAATCATGTAGCTAAAATATCTACTGGTACTTTAAATAATGCGTATGTTCATGCGATTAATAGAGATGCTACAGAGAGATATATAATTACTATTACTAATGGTGCTATAAAAGTATTTACAACAGCAGGAGTAGAAAAAACAGTTGTTAATCAAACAGGTGCAACTAATTATTTAACATCATCAAATCCGAAACAAGATTTTGTAGCAATGACTGTTGCTGATTTTACATTTATTTTAAATAAAGAAAAAACTACAGCAATGACTAATGCTACTAGTCCTGCTAAAATAGAACAAGCTGTTTATTCAGTATTACAAGGTGTAGCTGACACAAAGTATTCAATTACTATTGATGGCACTACTTATAATTATACAACAGGTTCAAGTACAACTAGTACAGAAACTATTAGAAATGGTTTAGTATCAGCTATAGGTTCACCAACAAATATAACAATATCTAATATTGGAAACTCTAGTTTTAAAGTTTTAAAAAGTTCAGGAACATTATCAGTGAGTGCATCAGATGGTTATGGTGATGATGCTTCACAAGTAGTTTATGATACTGTACAAACATTTTCAAATTTACCAAGTCCTGCACCTGATGGTATGATAGTAGAGGTCACAGGAGATAACTCTAATCAGTTTGATAATTATTTTGTAAAATATAGTACATCTAAAGATGCTTGGGTAGAAACTGTAAAACCTGCAATATCTACTACATTAGATAATACTTCAATGCCACATGTTTTAATAAGAACAGCAGATGGTAATTTTCGTTTTTCACAAGTAGATGGAACTACATATACAATTTCAGGAACAGATTATACAGTTCCTTTATGGGGAACAAGAGTAGCAGGAGATTTAACTTCTGCACCTAATCCTACTTTTGTTGGTAGAAAACTAAATGATATTTTCTTTCATAGAAATAGATTAGGTTTTGTAGCTGATGAAAATGTAGTTATGTCAAGAGCAGGAGAGTTCTATGAGTTCTTTCCTGAAACAGTAGTTACAGTTTTAGATACAGACCCTTTAGATGTTGCTAGTACGCACAGTAAAGTTTCTATTCTAAGACATGTAGTATCTTTTGCTGAAGAACTATTATTATTTAGTGACCAAACTCA